TTCCCTTCGACCTCATAAGTAATTGCCGGAGCGTATTTCGAGCCCCAGCCCCCTGCCTTCAGGGCCTCGGTCCTCCAGTGCTCTGCCATCCCCTGAACAATTACCTGAAGGACCCCAGGCATCTCATCGTTAATGGCCCCCGCAATCTTGTAGAATTGCTCCTCGCTGACCGTCGATCCCGCACCCTCAAGGGCCTCGATAACGCTGTCAATCATGGATTCTGGGTTTATATTGAACATTATTCCCTCTCTGCTGCCCCAAAGATCTTATCGTAACGAGTGCTATCTGTACTCATTGGTACCGGTAGAGACGGATCTCTGTCCCACAGTGCCTTTTTCTGAACATAGTCATCAGGGTCCACCCGCTCGTAGATGTTGTTATTGTACCTGACCTGATCGGCTGAAATAAACGTCGGTTTCCGGTATTCTTGCTCCTCTTCGCTCTGATATGAATAATCTTTCATGGCAGGGATATGCTTTGACTTCTTTTGTCGCTTATCCACGGAATCGGTCTTATCATTGTAGTATTCGTCCTCAATATCAATCGGGGAGAATGTCGCCACATTATAGGGATGGGCCGGAGCTGAAATCATCCACTCGGCCTTTTTGAGCCCTACATTATTTTTACCTATCCAAATAGCAATATCGGTGTTGGGATCTTTTATCCCCATGGCACTCAGGCTTTCATTTTTACGGTCAGTAACCACGCTCGTGGGCACGAGCCGGACCAGAGTGCCCTGCTTTGACTGGCACCAATCGCACGTCCCGCCGGTCCTGACGAAATACTGAGCCTTTTTAGGATTCATGAGGGATTCGGCAGCCTCTCCCTCGTAGGGTGCCAATATACCGGCCTCATAGACCATGGCCGTCTCGGTCTTACCCACTCTGAGCCAATTCCGTCTCATGCTCTCGGCAGTGTGCTTATTTTTGAGCCCCTTGTCTTTTTCCACGTCCCAATACAGGTCCGAGGCTATTTCGACCCCTGATTTCCCGTCCTCAATACCCGCCGTAACCTTTTCCCTGATTGCCTCCTGTACATCGTTGCTTGCCTGGGTAACGTACATCGCGACATCTGACAGGGATCTGTTTAAGGCGTTTTTCTCTGAATTGGTAAAGTCGTAATTATTGTATGCATCCCTGATATTATTCGGCATACCGCCGTCGTACTGGTCGTAGTCAATCTGATAAAGGCTCTTGTTTTTATATGGTTTATCTTTCTGGATGAACCCCGTGGTGCCCCTACCGAGTAGATACCCCTTGACCGTGACATCCTCAGCGACATTATCGGCGTTATTGGTCCAGTAGTCCCCCAGGGTTTTATTAAATATATTCCATTGTGCCGGAGTCATCGGCTTTTTGCCGTCTCCAAGGATCTTCTTGGGGGGCCTGAACCTCGGGATTTTGTGTGAGAATATAGACTTGAACTTATCAAATATCGTGGTGAAAAATCCGGCCTTCGCCATTGTCACGGGATTATATTTTGCGAGCTTATACGCCTGCTTTTCGGACAGTCCCAGGGATACGCCCACACCGACATATATCTCGTTGATGAGGGCATACATGTAGGTATTCCAGTATTCGAGTAGTTCCCTGACATACTTTACATCATAGACTTCGCTCTCTTGTGAGGTGATTTCTTTTTTAGGTGCCATGGTGTGAGTATCTCGATATATCGAAGGAATGTCAAATACAAAAAAGCCCGATAGATACTATCGGGCTTTTTGGCTTACTTCGCACTCCTCCACGCCTCTATGGGAGAGACATACTCATAGGTCTTTTTTGAGAAATCGCACTTGTGACCACCGAAGGCCATGGCAATAACGAACCCGAGGAGTAACGTGAGCTGTACCGACCGCTTGAACATCACGCCACTTTTGAGTATCAGCATGATCTTTTCCAGTAAAGTCTTAAACTTATTCCCCATTCCAGAAATCCTTTCCGCTAATTTTTATCTTTGGTGGATCGACGCATCCATCCATTTCTGTCAAAATCTCTATTATTGCGTCCCTTTCATCGTTCGAAAAAACTATATTTACAGGGCTCTTTGTACCGTCGTCGAACACTATTTCGAAGGGGGTTTTCTCGTAATTGGAGGGCAGCTCTTTTGCAGGCTCCGAAAAGGAGACAATATTTCTCATCAGCTCACGAATAAGATTGAAATGCTCCCTCTCCAATATTATTTCTCGGCTCATTACCTGTCAAGGTTAGCAATAAGAAGTTTTATCTCTCCAAATGATTTTTCAATATACAGCCTGACATCAACGATGGTTCCATTCACTTGTTTTATATCGAACTTCATTTCGAGAAAATCTTGTTTAATCTTCTCGATATCGCCAGTAACCTCGGTTTTTGTGTGTGAAATTAACTCTTTAATATCGGCCTGGTGTACCACCAACTCCGATTGACATTTAACTCTTTGGGCTTCTATTTCGGAAAGTCTCATTTCGATTTCCTTATATTTTTTTCCCATCCCGAAGGCCATCCCCATAATGGAAACGACCCACACTATAACTGTTGCACCCCATCCCGCATTGTCCCTTAGCCATTCCATTTCTGCACCCGCATATCATAAAATCCCTTCGCACGATTTATTTATGAGTATTATACCACTTCCAGAAATCCCTCTTCATTCAGAGGCTCCCAATGGCAGTGCCAGTGCATAGCACCGCTTGCTTGGGCTGCACTATTGCCATGATTTATCTCCTTACACCACTGTACCGAAACTGACCCGCTGAACCTTTTGAGTCATCGGGCTCGTGGAATCCTTCGCAACGATGAACCGGCCCACAAGCACACAATGGTCCTTTATCACGTCGGGAAGATCCGTCACCATTTCACTCGCCAGGGCCAGGGCCTCGGAAGCAAATTTATTTGAAAGTGTATTCAGAAGCATTTTATTCGAATCATCAATGAGCCGGTAAACATAATTTATAACATATTCACCACCCGCGAGGGACGCGAGACCGGAGGCAGACTGATACTGAGTATTATTTATCTGAGTAACCGAGCTCGACTCCCATGCACCCGCGACACTCTTCGAATATAGAAACATATCGTTACTTGCCTCCTCGGTGTCAACCGCTGTACACGCAACCTCTGCTGTACCATGGGACACCGTGAGAGCTGATAACTCTATATATAATGTACTATTGTCGAGGGTGAATGTCGAAATAATGTCGGCAACCAGCCTTTTCTTCATGATTTCGAAGGTCTTTTCGGGCAATCCATACCCTGCCTGACCGTATGGGAGGACATAGAGAGTGTCCGAGAGGTCAAGGATCTTCAGGACCGGTATAATGCTGGAATAGTCGAAAGTGTCCTCATCGTCGTACTTTATCCACTCCGGAGCCCCTGCATTGAACCGGATACCGATATAGTTCATTCCCTCAGTAAGGGTAAGATCCTTGGTTGCTATGGTATAGTTCCCGAAATACCCACCCATGAGAGCCTCCGAGTAGAGAAACGCCGTTGCAGCCGGAGCCACATACACACCTGTCGCAAGGGCCGTTGGGAAAGTAGGGAGCGTCCCTGATATCCCTGCATACCTAGGAACATCCATGTACGAGCTGATTGCACTCTCAATATAGGCAAAATTGTCAATACTTAGAGTCGTTATGACCTCAGTAATGTCCTTGTTGTATATCAATGCTTCCGGAAGGTCCAGTGCAACCCCTATGGCACTATTCGCAAGAGCCCACTCCTGAAGGATGTTATTGACCTCATCAAGATCGTCAACCGCTATCAACACATCATAATATGTTGAATTGTAAAGGACTTGGCACACCCTGACATTTTTTCTCGTTACGCCGGTCTCATCAATACTCATCTCATCACCTCTATTATATTAGCCTGACGGCTTTTCCTAAATCTTCCATGGCATCGTCGGCCATGGAGTCTGCGTCTTCATCTGAGAATCCACCGAAACCGCCGTCATCCTCTCCCATGTCGCCACCTTCCATACCGCCCTGCTGCTGTTCCATGGCTGCGGCCTGCTTGGCCTGCATGAATACAGGGTTAAGGATAATGGCACCCTCTCCATTAGGGAGGGGAGGGAGGTCCTCTTCGGCTCGGACCTCATCTATTGTTTTTATGGTTTCAACGGATTTTTTCCGTAAATCTGCTTCGAAACTTTTATCCGTAGTATTCAGGCCATTGAAACGAAACCTCCAATCTTTGCCGAAATCGTATCCGGACCGATCAACGAACTTATTGATTGTATAGGAGAACCCGTTCAATAGCTCCCTGAGCCCACGGTTTTTTGAGAATAGCTGCTTCGCATCCTGATTCTCTGACATAACCGATTGAGCCTGATTGAGCCTGAGCCCTATCTCAGCAGAGTCGGCACCCATGATTGAGCACGTCAAGGCTCCCATGAATTCCATGAATTTCTGATACTCCATGTCTCGGTTATTCGAGTAAAGGGGAAGGATCTTCGCGTCTGCATTAAGCAATGGGATATTCCACTGACCGTCCATCGCTGAAAAGTTAGCCGCCCATTCGTCTTGGGCATCCTCAAGCTGTTCCTGAGTATACCCAGATTCCTTGCCCATGGCAATCGCTATCTTGGGGATTGCACCCCTTGCGAGGCCATTACTATTGAAGGTAATCGAGTTTATAAAGGCTGTTATGGCGATATTGGCCTTTTCCGTGACGGAAATCCCCTGCCTGTAGTACCGAATGTCGTTTAATTCATTCGAAAGGTCGTAAATTATGTCAGTATTCCGGAAAGCAGCCACAATACCACCGCCC